CAGCCTAGTCTACATTTTGAGCATCAATCCATGATTGGATGTCTTCATCTTCGAGCCATGATGGCGGGGGAAGTGTAGACCATGGCGGGGAATCGTAAAGCCATGGTGGAGCATTTTCATCTAATTGTGAGAGCATGATCAGGCAATACAGAACGCTAGTTTTTCTGCTGCGGTGTATTTAATGCCGTGCGGTAGTTTAAACCGCAGGCCCACAATTGCGCCGCCTTTAGGATCACTGGGCCTGTAGTCTGTCAAGTCGCCATCGATGACTGACAGGCTACGATTGCCCAGATAAACTTTAGAAGGAAGCGGTTTTCCCTTCTTAATGTCAAACGCTGCGGCTACATTGACGCCATGGGAGAGGGCTTCTGCGGCCATTTTTAGGTTCTTTTTATTGTCCCAACCGTCAAAACTAAACGTAAGGTGATAGCCTATCTCCCTACATTCTGTCCAATTGTGACGGTTTTTAGTGTAGTCATAGAGTTTGATTAACAGTTCGGGATAGTGGCTGAACATATGGGGGATGCTTCGGTATGTGGTTGGTACAATATAAACGCCGAACTTAATGCGCCAAAATGTAGAAAGTTCAGCCGATACGGTAAACTCTAAGGCTTCCCACAAAATATCTGAAGTGCCATTCAATCGAATGGCCAAAATCTCGCTAGGTGTCAGAATGCTACGATTGTACAGAATAGCGGTGGCGGTAAGTTCTAGGAAGTTTTGCGTATGATCAAAAAAGGCTAAAGTTTTTCTAATCCTGCAGGTTTTCTTCCCTCCCATTAGGTACGGAATGCCAGCAAAATGCAGGCAAATTTTTGCACAATTGCCCGCGTTTGGGCATACATTGTGGCCGCTAATAATGCTAGGCGCAAAGTGTAAAATTCTCGTCTCTTCTAGACTTTTTTCGGTTTTAGGATTGATGCTCAACAGTGTACGATGGCTCAAGTCATGCTTTTTACAAAATGCCCGCAAATTGGCGGGAAGTTTTGCGCGAGAATTGATGACGGTTTGCATGGTTTTGTGAGAATGAAGAACGGAAAAAATAACAGCTAAAAATCAGACAAAATCAGGCAACATTGGAGCGTTTGCAATGCGCTCTAATTTTGCCAGAACTTCCTTTTTGTCGCCGCGACAAATTAGCGTATTTTGGCGCTGATTGAAAGGAAGCGAATCGGCACGCCAAACAAAATAGAACCTCTGACCGTGCAACATTTCATATTTGAAAGTGTAGGATTGTCCGTTCTTCATCGATAAGAACGCACAAGCTTTTTTAACTGTGGAGAATTGGAACATTTTTTTAGTGGGGATAGAGTGAGCAATTGCCGCATCGCTGCGGCTGGTGGCTGGTGGGCGCCTGGTGGGCGCCTGGTGGCTGCGATGGGCGCTGCGACTCGCCCGTATGGCTGGTGGGATCCCGCCCGACACCTAGCCCGCTAGCGGGCGCCCGTAGCGCCCGCTCCGCCTCGCCTTTTCGGTTTTCTAGGTTCGCCGACGCCTTCGGCGCCGTTGGGGTAATTATTGCCGCAAAAACCGCCAACGACCCGCAACTGTGGCCAATTTTATTTGTGGCCACCATGGCGCGGCGTTGCATTGACAGGATGGGCGCCCATAGGGTACGGGCTGCAGAAAACGCCGCAGAATGCCGCCCACCAATAAAAGAACCGCGCACCCGCGCGAAAACCACACTGCGGGCATTTTGTCAAGAAAACCGCCAACGGTAGCGCGGCAAACCATCACGCCCCCAAAATCCAGCCATAGCCTGAAAACCGCTGAAATAGTTTCTAGGTGTCCCCATGCCTGGCAAGGGCTCCCACGCCTTCTAGGGGCTTCTAGGCGCCTCTCAGCCCCCATTAGCGCTGCTAATGAATCGCCACGCTATAAAGAATTGGAAAGGGCAAAAAATATAGCCAACAGCGGCACCAATAAAGTTAAAAAAAACTGCGCACACCTAATAGACAAAAACTGCGCACACTTAATAGTTTATTTTGTGAAAATCCAATTAATCATTAATTTGTCACACTAGCAAAATGCGATTAATTGTTAATTGTTGACAACTAGAAAGCGTGATTAATTGTTAATTATTAACACCTCCAAAATGCAATTAATTGTTAATTATTAACAGCCAAAAAAAGCAATTAATTGTTAATTATTATTTTTTGAGATTTGCGATTAATTGTTTATTCTTTATCCTAAAAAAAATGCGATTAATTCTTTATTGTTTATATAGTACGCCTGTATTACAGTACGCCTGTACTACAGTGCAAATGTACTAATAAGAATGATTTTCATTCTCAGGAAGTACACCAGCGCCACTCCCCCTAATACACCCCTAGCCAGTCCCTATACGACCCTAGCCAGTTCCTATACGATGCCAGCCGTGTCCAATACATACTCAGCCGTGCCTCGCATGGCTTTTTTTATGGTTCATAATCAGCCCAAGTAATGCCAAGTTCAGAAGCAAGAATGGCATCTTCTTCATCTTCAAAAGGCCCTCCCACTTCTTCTCCATCGTCTTCATACCAATACCAGCCCTTTAGAAGTTCAGTGCCTTTGCAGGCCTCTTCAGAAAAGAAATCAATGAGAATCATGAGCTGACTTGTATAGTTGAAAAACGAATAAATGACAATTATCAGAAAAACAAATAATCAGTCGTTTGAGATGATACGAAAGTCAGGATCATTCTCTTTTTTGATCCATCGACACTGATTAGTGCCAGGAATAACAATAAAAAGCTTGTCGTGATGGTTTTGTTCAACAATTGCCATGGTGAGGCGGGTGCCGATGCGGCTTTTGCCTTTAGAGCTGATTGCGAGAATGTTAATGATGTCTTGCATGGTGAAGAGAGCGATGGGGGGAAAAAGGGCCGCTTAAGCGGCCTGGAGGTCTTCTTTGCTCCACCTAACGATGGTGGCAACAATTTGGTGGCTCAGGGGCTCCCACAGGGGCGTGGGCAGACTGTTGCGACGGCTCATGCAGATGCGGCCATCTTCGCGCTTGTGGAGCGCTGCCATGGCGGGAAGCATGAGCATGTCACCAGCTTTGGCTTCGCAGATGAAGCGAGCAACCATGGAGATGAGCTGGTCTTCGATGAAGGAGGAGGTCATGGGAAGAAGGAAGTAGTGAAGCTCGCGCCTCGTTGAATAGACAATAGAACGAAAGAGGCCCCTGGGAAGGGGCCTGTAACAATGCTTAACAAAAGGCAGCGCGACCATTGGTATAGGCGTACCACTCTTTCTTGCCAGTGCTGCTGGGTTTGGAATTGGCCTCCCACACTTCGGGAAGGTCTTCTGTCTCGATGCGAGTGCCAGCAGGCACATGAATGGGGCCATTGAGCGTGGAGATGGTCCACTGATCCATCACGGGACCATTGAGATACCAAGTCTTGCAGACGTGCAGCAGGCCAGTCATTTCCAGCTTGCGGGGATTGGCAGCGCCCATGCGCTTTTGAATAGGGAAGGGCTCGTGCCAGTCGGGCACGGTGACCGTCAGGCTAATGGTGTTGAGGCCGCTGAAAACCGTGTAGGAATCGGCAGTGGTGAGCTGCTCAACGGTGTGGTTGATGCGGGTCATGGCTGGAAGTGAGTGGTGGACCTCGCGGCCCGTTGAAAGAACAATAAGCTCAAACGGGACAGGCGTCAAGCATTTTGGTCAAATTCACCATCCTGGCTGCTGAATGCCGTTGGTGGACACCACGCGCCAGTGGGTGGGGCTTGCGGGATCGGTGTGCTCAACCACCAGCGAGCCTGCAGGCCAGCGGCCAGAGCGCACGAGAATGCTCAGGGCTTCATCAGCGTAGTCTTTGGCCCAGTAGCGCTTGTCCCAGGGAGCGGTGTAGTTGACGGAGATGTCCATGGTCCGAAGGGGGTGGTGAAGCTCGCGCCTCGTTGAAAGAACAATAAGCTCAAACGGGACGCCCGTCAACCCTCTGGTGGTTCCATCGTCCATCGCGTGTAGTGACTGGCGGTTTGGTCGAGGCGGATGAGGCCTTTCTCTGCCAGCACTTGCACGGCCTTGATTTGATAAGTCTCCCGATCCTTTCGGGAAGGCACGTGAGGCACGAAGCAACGCCCTGGCTTGTTTTTCTTGAAATGGTTCAGAAAATACAAATAAAGGTTACGTTGCGTGATAGTGAGGGCTTCCATGGTAAAAGGGGCCATTTCTGGCCCCAGAGACAATCAGCGGAGCGCGAGTTCGTGAGCGCGGGCGATGGTGGTGGCCCCTGCGCCCCAGTAGAGGCTTTCCAGGCGCTGGCGAGCCGCTTCAGTGGCATCAATGGCGCGGCCAGCATCATGGCTGAAATATTCAGTGATGGCCTGGTAGGCGCCCCACATCGTACCCTTCACCCCTTGAATGTCAAAGCCAATGCCTTCCCCATGGAACTTGTTTGCCACTTTGTCCCATGCAGGCAGGTCTTCAAGCTTCTTGGGGCGAGCGCTGGTCTTGTCACCACGGCGATCATTGGTGAAGCCAGTGAGCTGATCAGCAAACACGCTCTCGCAATACTGGCGGAATTGAGCGGAAGTGCAGGGCTTGGCAGCCATTGCTTTCAGCTCCTCCATGCCGCCATTGAACTGCTGGCGCTTGATGTCGATGATTTGAGGGAGCTGCTCAATGAGGGAGTTGGCATTCTTGGTGTGGCGAATGCGCATGCGCTTGCTAGCGGAGCCTGCAGCAGCATGACCGAGAGCAGCGGAGAGCGTGTTTTGACACACCACGCGGATGGGGCTGAAGATGAGCTGGAAGGCAATGGTGCCATCGTGCGAGGTGCAGCCAACAAGGTGCTGCTGCACTTCATCGCCCTTCACCACTTCGCCCACTGCGCCATTGAGCTTGGCAGTGAAGGTGACGCGCTTGCCACCTGCTAGAACGCACACGGCATCCATGGTGGTGTCTTCATGCAGGGCTTCAGCCATGCGGATGAGCTGCTCATTTTGGACAATGGTGTAGCTCTCGCCTTGGATGGAGAGCACTGAACCATCGTCGGCACGAGTGATGGCTTTATGGCCAGGAATCTCCACCATGTCGGAAGTGAAAATGGGAGCGGCAATGGTTTCCCAGTCGGCATTGGCAATGCGAAAAGCTTCACGGGCGGGCAGGGTGCCATCGAGGACGGTGCCAAGCTTGTGCCAAGCGGGCTGGCTGTTCAGAAAGACGCCAGAGGTGAATTGGTGGCTCATGGTTTTGAAGAGAATTGGCTGACGAGATAAAAATTAGTTCATTTGGGGCCTGAAGTCAAGCCCCGTTACAAAGCTTCACAATTCAGGGCTGTTGGGCCATGATGCCCATGAGCACTTCTTCGGTGTAGGCCTTCACTTCACGAAGCTTCTGCAGGGCTTCATCACGCTCGCTGCGAGCCTGAGAAAATGCTGCGGGCCCTTGAGGGTAAAAGTCCCTGCCGTTGCACGTTGCGTCGCAGAGAGCGTCGATAGAGGTTTTGATGGCCTCGTAGGCGGCATGATATTCATTCCAGAGGTCTTTGCCGCTGGTGCCATTGAGGTGGATGGTGGGAATGGTTGCCATGGAAGGAAAGGAAAGGAGAAGCTCGCGCCTCGTGAACCAACAATACAGGCAGGAGGGGCCTGGATCGACCCCTGCAACAATTGTTTACAAAAGCCTGCTCAGACGTAGAGGGCAATGCCGTTGGCTTTGATGCTCACCACACGCTCGCAATCAAAGGAGCGCCAGGCACCTTGCCCTTCCTTGCGGGCAATGGAGAAGTCACGGCAGCGAACGATGGAAGGGTTCTTGGTGGGAGAGCCAGTGCCCTTGATCTCGGTGGTATCGCGAGGGTTGAACTGAAGCTTACGGATGGTGCCGTCAGCCTTACGGAACTCCACAGAGACGATGGAGCAGCCAGCATCAAAGATGAACTGACGGACGATCTCGGTCTTGGACTGGGGGAACAGAACGCGGGCCATGGAAAGAAGGAAGTGAGGAGCTCTCGCCCCGTTGCTCACCATTGTGCCCATGGAGCCAGCCGCTTGGCAACCCCTTAAACGATTAGCGCTGCTTATGGCCTCAATGCAGGCTCTTCAAGAAGAATTGTGACAGTCTGCTCAAGCGCAACCGATCAGGG